CTATGACATGGCTGGGCCTGCTTGGGCGATCCTCACCTTCAGCCCTGAGCGTTCCGGCAATATCGTCTTGCATCCAGTATCCCTGTCCAGACTCGCGCATAGCGACCGGCACCAGCGGCGTGCCCCGCCCCGTGCCGTCCTCGCTGGCATCAAATCCCTCACCGCGCAGGGAATGCGTAACCACCGGCGTCTGCCCCTCATCCACCGTTGAGTTGATGCCCTTGTGCATCCTCGCGGTCAGGGTGTTGGCAATAGGGTAAGGCTGCAAACTCTCCACGCTGTCTATATCTCTGCCTGGCCCGTTTGAGCCACCGCCGTTAGAGCAGCCTGCAATTGTTGGGGCAACTCTTTCCCCCGCTTTTCTGCTCGGCGCAGAATCCCGGCGCACGCCGTCGAACTCAAAAAGAATCTTTGTGGGATCAATGTCGTCTCTAGCACTTGCGACAACGAACACACGGCGGCGGCGTTGGGCCACTCCGAAATATTGGGCATCCAAGACTCGCCATGCAACTGCTCTTTGGGGGCCAAACACACAACCAGCGTTTGACCATCTTCCCCCTGGCGGGACCAGCGGCTCATTTTCCCCGGCAAGTGCTCCCAAAAAACAGCCAAATGCGTTGTCGTTTGTGTTGAGGACTCCGGGCACGTTTTCCCAGAAAACGATAGCGGGCTTAATTGATCGAACAGATCGAACATTGTCAATTGCATTTGCAAGCTCACAAAATTTAAGGGACAAATTTCCCCGCGCATCTTCCAACGATTTACGCAGACCAGCTACCGAAAAGGCTTGGCAGGGAGTGCCTCCGCAAAGCAAATCCGGAGCCTCAACCTCACCAGACAAAACCCGCTGCGGCAACAAACTCATGTCGCCATAGTTAGGCACAGTTGGATAATGGTGCTGCAGTACGGCACAGGGAAATTTTTCAATCTCACTGAACCATGCAGCATCCCATCCCAAAGGATTCCAAGCCACAGAAGCAGCTTCAATCCCAGAACATACAGATCCAAATCGCATACAGTTCCTTACAAATTCTTTAATTCCTGTCGCTTGGTGTACTCCTGCGTTTTCCAGATTTCTATTTTTGCCTGTGCTGCCGACAGCATGTAACGCAACCGCTCTTCTTCCTCAGTCGCTACCTTCAGGGCCTCAAGCTGGACCACATAGTCGGCATGAGCGTAAGCGTAGGCTTCTTTATTGCCCAGCGTTCCCGTTTCTTCGTTCATCAGCCGGCTTTTTACTGTCCGCAGGTAGTTCTCCACAAACACCCGGTTTGCCTTCGCCTGGGCGTATAGCGGTGCGTTCTCCACTATGTACTTGATTGCTCTCTCCGGATTGATTTCCATTGCGTTTCCCAAAAATTGCGTCCCAATTGGACGAAAAGGTTGTGTGATCCACACTAAATTTCCGTGGCGCGGAACCCTTACCCATCTGTGTACCTTTCTATAGCGGCTTGGATGCCTTTGTTTACGTCGCCCTGCCCAAGGTCTTGCAGCAGTTTGACCTGAATGTTGTCTAGCAAGACGTAGGCTATATGCGTGTAGCTACGGACTCGAGGTCTGCCAGCTCCTGGCCGGTAACCCCCATGCTGGCCAATAGCCCTGCCCAGCTTCTTAGCCCGGTAAGCCCTGCGTTTTTCCCGCAAATCCTCCTTCTTTTCAGGCAGGTTTTGGGGCTTAAAGGGCTCCGGGTAATCAAACGGATCATCTAGCGTTCGCATTTCGGCGGCTCTCCGGTCGAGGGCAGTGAGGCGGAGGGATCACTACCCACCAAACCGCGGTGCAGTTCTTGCCATTCTTGATCCACCGGTCAATGTAAGCATCGGGAAAGGAATGCAACATACGGTGAATGTGCGATTTGTCGGTCCCAGCGGCAAATGCCAGTTGCTCAACGGTCATCCCGTCACTGGCACGCAGAAGTTCACGAACAATTTTTTGTCTAAGGCCCATATTGACTCAGTAAAGCCCGTTTCCAAGCATTCGTCTCTGTTTCATAGCTTGTCGTCACAAATTTCGATGGCATGCCGGCTGGTCTGCACGATGGGCTTCGCGCTCGGATCGACGACAGACGCATCCTACACCACTTGATTATTTGATTGTGTAAGGGATTTCCCTATTGCAGGACCTCTTGCACTGTGACCTCAACCATTGCGTCAGTGCCATACACCTTGTTGGCCACCAGCCGAACGATCTGGGAATCGTCGCCATAAACTACACCATTCATACCATCCGTGACAGCTTTGACGATGTTGTCCAGATCCGGGCGTTTGGTATGCCTCTCCGATCCATTTAAACAGGCTTCCCGGCGTTTTTTGGGATAGGTCAAGGGAACAGGGAATACCGCGGTCACCAGCACTGCTACGGGCGTTTTAAGAGGTTCCGGGCAAGCAGCCTTGGCCAGCACAGCAACCTGCTCTTCGTAGGTCTTGGTCTTGGCTGGGGTGTAGGTTCTGCCTTGCCGGGTGAACCTGGGCCTACCCTTGGGGACCGGATTGCCTGGGATAGTGAACGCGATCGTGGCCGTCACAGGCGCTCTCCCTTGTGCATCTGCATCATGTACTTTTGGATTCTGGCCACTGCCGCGGAGCCGTACATCCGTGTAATCCAGGCGGTTCGTTTAGGGGTCATCACCTTTTGCTGGGTGGCTTGGTAGGTGCGGTAAAGTTCTCGCGCTTCGGCTTCCTCAAGCTGGGCCCGGTCACCGGGTTGGGATGTGAGGCCAGTTGAAGAAGGCCATTGGGTCTTGCCTGGGGGCTTCCAAGTATTGCTGTGCGTCTTTGTGGAAAAAGAGCTTGAGGGTGGGTTCGCCATTTTCAGAGCCTTCGTAATTGCGTTGCTTTCGGCACAGCAGGAGCTGATCCGGGTCATCCTTCTTGGTAGACATATGCCCAACATCCTTCATATCGTCTTCTTTTTCTTTGTTGCGCCACACCATAAACATGTTGTCGACCAAGTCCACGATCGCACCGGAACCCTTGGTGTCATACTTGTTCGGGATAGCGTATTCGTTCATCGGCTTGCGTAGGTGGTGGATCAGATGCATGTGGACACCGTAATCCCGAGCGATCGTCAGCATGTCAGCCACAAAGTCTTTCTGGCCGGACATATCGTCTTCACCCATGACGCAGGTAGCCAAGTTATCCACAAAAATATGGTTGACCCCTAGTTCTTTGGCTGAGTACCGACACATGCCGATTACAAGATCCTTTTGGACCGCTCCCATCTGGTCGTACAGCCACAGCTTGCCCGAGATCCAGTCGCTAAACTGGTCGTAGAGCTGGTCGATCTGCTGGTGACCCTTCTCAGACTGAAAGTCTTCAGCCATAGGATTCATGCCAATCCACTGCCGAGCCATCCGCTGGAGCGTCTGGACCGGCTTCATCTCAAAACTAGCAATTGTCACTTTCTGGCCCTGGCCGATAAGGGATAGGGCTAGCTGGGATGTCACCAGGGACTTGCCGGAACCGTTCTGTCCAGCCCACAGCGTCATCTCGCCAGGACGGAAGGCAAAGTCTTTCTGCACTCCGGTCCAGGGCAGGACAATGGGGTTCTCGGCTTGTCTCTGGCGTAGCTTGGCCTTCAGGTCGGAAGCGTAGCCAGAAGCGTTCTTGACCTTGGCCTTAGCGTCATCTTCCTTGACGTAGGGCAGGAAATCGATGTCGTCTAGGATGTTCATACCGACTTCCTAAACAACCAATTTTTCTCCCGGTCGGAGGAGGAGGCAGGCTTGGCAGTAGGAGTCTTAGCAGTGACCCAGCTTGCATCAAAACCTTGCCAATTCCTGCTGACCATCTCGGCCATAGCTTGGTCCAGAGTCCAGCCAGCAATGTTCGCTTGCTTCTCTAGGTTCTTCAAAACCAACGCAGAAATCGCACCTTTCTTGCGCTTTCGATGAGCCACGAATTCCTGCCAAACCTCCTCCGACACGGATTCAGGCTTGGCAACAGGGGCGACAACTGGAGCCTTTATATTGGTTATTGGTTTATGGTTTATGGTTGCTATTGGGGTGTCATTAGGGCCCCCAATGGGGGGGCTATCCCCTCCCTTTGCCCACCTCTTAGCCGCCCCACGCTTCCCAGCTTCTGCCATAAGCCTAAAGGATTCAATTTCCTTATCTGCTCTAGGATTGACGAATCCGTGCTCCGTGGAAATGAAGAACTCATTGAGCACCGTCAGCACATCTTGCTCATGTTCTCGCATGCCAATTTGCCGAGCAATTTCCCGTTGCTTGATCGGGCCTTCATGCAGGTAGTAGAAGTCTAGGAGTCGGCGGTACGCCAAATCCTCCATCAAAGACAGATGCCGAGTGTGGGACGCATAGTCGCCAATATGGAACTGGTAGTAGTGCATACAGAACCCAAAATCGACCCTGAAAGAAAGTCACCGGCAGGTGGGGTCTGAACACTTT